AATATGGCAATAGCTGATGATAATGATGCTCCTATAGGTCTTTGTGGTGTTGTTAATGGTGGTGTTATATGGATGGTATCTACAGATGCGTTATTTGATAATAGAAAATATAAGATACAACTAATAAGAAAAGGTCGAGAATGGGTAGATAACCTGTTGAAATCTTACAAAGTCTTATATAATTTTGTATATGCAGAGAATAAATCTGCTATCAAGTGGTTAAAGTCTCTTGGATTTACCTTTATCAAATATCATGAAGAGTATGGTATGCAGGGTAAACCATTCTACGAATTTCTGAGGATCGCATAGATGTGTGTTTCAGCATTTACAGCATTAGGAAGTGCAGGGCCACTCTTTGCAGCATCTTTAGGTCTTAACTTAGTAAGTGGTCTTGCACAAAGATCTGCTGCACAGTCAGCAGCCAACCAGACTTATCAGGCAGCCTTGATAGCAAACAAGTCAGCAGAACAAGCCTTTGCAGCACAACAGGAAGCTTTAGGTGCTGAACTTAAGGAGACAAGAGCATCAGCAGCACAGGAGCAGTTAGCTGCAACAATCAGAGGATTACAAGCTCAAGGTTCTGTAAGAGCATCAGAACGAGCAGGTCTTACCGTCAATCTGTTATTACAGGATCAGGAAAGACAGGCTGCTAATTTAAGAGAATCTATAAACCAGGCAGTTGAATCAGCAGGCAGACAATATACAAGAAATGTAACAGGACTAGAAGCACAAAGAGATAATAGACGTAATCAATTGACAAGTAATATTAATCAGGCATATAACCAGATACCTACACTGGGATCAGTTCTGTTAAATACTGCCGTATCAGGTCTTAGCTCGTATGTTGGACTTACAGGTGGGCTTGGTGAAATAGGAGGTAATTCTTCAACCTTAATAGAAGGAATACCAACTTTCCGATCAACTGGATTTACTGATTGGTCAAAAGCCATAGAGATAGTACCTTAAATTATGACAAACAGTTATCAAAGTACAGCTTTTCGATCCTCTGCAAGACCTGTAGATACTTTTGTAGCACCCCCTAGTGTTCAACCTAAGACTGGTATAGAACAATTAGCAGAAGCATTGCAATCTATAAATCCAAATATACAAAGTTTTTTAGAAACAAGAATTAAAAAAGAAGTAGAAAAAGAAGAAGCAGAAGGAACAGAACTAGCTATAGAAGATGCTGCAAAAAACTTTAAAGATATAAGTAGAGGTGTAAAAAAGACTGATGGTGAAGATGCGGCTAGAAGACTTATTGGTGGCAGTATCTTTGCTGATCGTGCCTATCAAAAAACCAAAGCAGAGATTTTAGGTAATAACTTAAAAAGTACTTTATCGAATAGCTATGCAACAACACAGGTAGATGGTAGATCTCTTAATGCTTTTTCTCTTGAATCACCACAATTTCAAACATGGCTTGAAGGAGAAAGAACAAAAGTTGTTGATCAATTAGGTGATATAAATCCTACCTATGTAAATAAATACTTTTTACCAAAATTAGCAGATGCTACTAGCACAGTTACCTCTAGTCATATAGAACAACATCAGGAATATAATCTTGAAAAACTAAAGAACTTAGCTGTTCCTTTGGTCAAAGGATTGATAGTTAGTGATGATGAAGAAGACCAGACTTTAATTACTACTTTCGAAGAAAGTATGAATAACTTAGGTCTTGTCACTAAAGATAGAAGTGATCTTAATAAAACAATAGTTGGAGTTTTACTTGATCAAGCAGAAGCTGCTGGTCTTTCTGGTAATGGTGATATAGAAGCAGCAGAAAAGATCTTAGATATAGCTAAAAAATTTCCTTATGGTGTTGATGGTAAGTTAAACCTTACTGCTCATCCTGATTATCAAGGTAAAGTTAATGATCTTAAAAGATCAATCAACAACTACATTTACGAATATGAAAATAGAAAAGATGTAGAACGAAAAAGAATACAAAGAGAAGATACTATTAACCAGTTAAAACAATTTGCAGAAACTGGTAATGCTCAAATTATCAGCGATCTTATAAAAAAATATCCACTTGATGCTACAAAAATATCTACATCAGGTGTTGCTATTGATGGCAATACATTAGAAAGATCTGCTCTTGTAGAATTTGGAATGATTAATGGTAATTATGAATCATCAAAAGAAGCAAGCATAGCAGCTTTACAATGGTATCAAGATTCAAGAACACCAAAAACTGTACAAAACAGAAACAGATTGACTCAGTTATTAGGCACTGCTGAATCTGTTGAGAGGGGTGATTACACAGAAATTAACAAAGGTCTTACAGAATTGTTAGGTCAATTAAAAGGTGAGTTTAGTAGTAGTGATTTTATTGTTGGTGCTACAGGACAACTAAATGACAACGGTTCTCGTAAAGTTACTGATTTCTATAACAAAGCAAAATTAGAACTATATCAATATCGTCTTAGCGAAGAAGGGAAAGCAGCAAATACTTTACAGATAATTGAAAAGATAGAAGCTGTTAAAAGTAAATACATTGAACAGGCAAGAAAACTAAATCCAGGTATGAATATTGAATCAGGCGTAAATGATGAAGGAAAAATTAAGAAAGAACAAAACATAGACGATATACAGGGTGATGTAGAACCAGGAGCAGCAACAGAAGTGACAGATGAAGAAGCAAGACGAATCATAGAAGCAGAAGATAAGGAAGAAAAAAGTGTGTTAGATGAAATTGATATAACAAAACCCTTGGAATACAACACATTAGAAAGACTTGCAGTAGAAGGTGGATTTACACCGGAGCAAGCTAAGATTATGGCTGCTATAGCTTTAGCTGAATCTAGTGGAAGAGCAAGAGCATTAAACGATAATACAGATACAGGAGATCTTTCCTACGGTTTATGGCAGATTAATATGATTGACTATCCTACCTATAAATTAGGTGAAGAAAGAAGAAAGCAAATGAAATTAAAAGATAATGATGAATTATATGACCCTGCTGTTAATGTAAGAGCAGCTAAGATGATTTTTGATCAGCAAGGTTATGATGCTTGGTCAGTCTACAAATCAGGAGCTTACAAGAAGTTTTTACCTAAAACTAATTAGTTATGACCGATTCAAACCCAATAGCTCGTTTGTCTAAATTTAATCAAGAAAGACAAGAACGCAATAAAAAGTTTCGTGCAAGTCAAAAAGAACTTAGTAAAAAATTAAAGCAAACTAAAACTTCTAAAGTTATCAGAGGTGCTTTATCTGGTCCTTTAAAAGCTGTTAATGAGACTGTTGAGTTTGTAGATGATATTTATGATTATGCTGTTGGTAATCCATACGATAATAATGAGCTTATAGATCTACAGGCATTAGGTCTTGAAATAAAAGGTGATAAAGAAGATTGGGCATATACCGTGCCACAGGCTATAACACAGTTTTTATTACCTGCTGGTGCTATCAGTAAAGGATTAAAAGGTACAAAGCTAGTAGGAATGAACAATGCGTGGGTAAGAAATGCTTTTGCAGGTTTTGTAACTGATGCTGTTGTACAAGATCCTTATGAAGAGAACCTGTTCAATATGATCGACAAACACCCAAGACTAGGGGGTGCTATTACTGACGTGTTAAAAGCAAAGACACCAGAAGAGATAGGTGTTGCAGATGCACGTTTCAGACAAGCAGCAAGTGGATTGGTAGCAGGTGAAACTCTTACTGCTTTAGGTCTTGGTGTGAAGGCTATAAAGAAAACACCTGAGTTATATGAAAAAGTAATAAAAAGATTATCAAGACGAGATGAAATCTTAATGACAGATAATGTTGTTGATAATCTTGGTGATGAAATTATTGATGATCTAAATCTTCCTAACAAAGTTGTTAAAGATGGTGAGAAAGTAGATACAACTTTCAATACAAAAACTAAAACAGAAGGACAATATTTTCAAACTACTACTCTTACAGGTGGTGGTGATCCTGATGTACAAAAACTAATTATTGATAGAGCAAACAAGATTAAAGAACTTGATGCTAATAATGCATGGCCTTACAAAAGAACTTTTGCAGACATGGTGCAATCTGCAAATGATCTGTTACCACAGGAAACCATAGAGTCTGCAAGATTATTTAACGCTAGGTATGGCAGAGGAGGAGAAGAAGACTTACCTGCAACATTAATAGCAATGAATCAGTTAATGAATAAAAACGCTATAAATTTAGCATCATTAGCAAAAACCATAGATGAAACTTTAGCTACAGGTAATAAAGGTGGTTTGACTAAAGAATTAAAAGAACAATTTATTACTGAAGCAAAAGTATTGGATGGTCTTATCACTCTTAATAAACCTCTTAAAACAGTGCCTGCACAAACATTAGCTGCTAACAGAGCAGGTGGTGGAGTAGGTAATGTAGCAGCTTCTATAGATGATTTAAAAGGTAGAACACCAGCAGAAAAAGCAATAGACCAAGCGACTGATATTAGAGGAACAGTAAAAGAACCTACCGATCCATTAGGTGAGTTTTCAATTAAAGAAATTATAGAAGCTGCTGAAAAAGGTGATAAAGCATCTTGGAAAAGACTAAGAATAATTACTAAGAAACTGCAAGCTGCACAAGGTAATCCTCAAGCCTTACAAAAGATGGCTAATGAAAGTAAATTTATGAGAGGAGTAAAAATACAAAATGAGATTTTTATAAATTCAATACTATCTGGTCCAGAAACACACGCTGTAAATATAATGTCCACTGCTTTAAATACATTAGCAAGGCCATTAGAAAACACATTAGGTTCTGTTTCTCGTCAAGGTTTTGATCAAATGCAGGCCATGCGAGGTGGTAAGGAACTTTATTACCTCATGTCATCTATTTCTGATTCATTAAAAGCAGCAAAGCAAGCATTTCAAATTGAAGATAATATTGTTAATCCTGGTGCAATGATACAAGAAGCTGATCGTTTTCAAATAAGAATGGAAGGAAATGGAAATTTAGCAAATATTGTAAATGGATTAGGTACTATTATTCGTTTACCAGGTAGATTTTTACTGGCAGAGGATGAATTTTTCAAACAACTTAACTTTAGAGCTTATGTAAAAGCAAGTGCTTGGGAAGATGGCATGAGAAAAGGTTTGCAAGGTGCTGATTTACAAAAACATATACAAGAACAATTTGATGGCACTATTGAAATTGTCAATAAAAACAGCATGGCAAATATAAAAGACAAATCTGTTATAGATCTATACGATAAAGCACAAAAATATGCTGCTGAAACAACATTTACTGCTGATTTGCCAGAGGATAGTTTAGGTGCTGCAATACAAGGAGTTTCACGACATCCTTTTGGAAGAGTGGTCTTACCTTTTGTGAGAACACCAGTAAATATATTTAAAGCACAAGTAAGAAGAACTCCTGGAGTTAATATGGCTTTAAAAGAATATAGACAAGCACTTAGAAGTGCTGATCCATCTGTAGCAGCAAAAGCAAGAGGTGAAATGTATTTGGGGGGTGCAATATGGTCAATAGCAGGTGCTACAGCATTTTCAATAAATGATCCAATGTCTGAACTAGCAATTACTGGTGGTGGCCCTTCTGATTTCAATATGCTTAATCAAAAGAGAGCTACAGGTTGGCAACCTTATAGTTTTAGATTTCTTTTAAAAGACGGAGATGGCAATGTAAAAATGGGTAAAGATGGCAAGCCAAGGTATAAATATGTCAGCTTTAGGAGATTAGACCCTTGGGCTTCTTTCTTAATGATGGCTGCTGATGCAGCAGCTATTACAGGCGGTTTAAGTAAACAAGATCGTGATGATTTTGGTGTAGCTGCTTCTGTCGCATTAGGTCGTAATATTACAAATAAAACTTATTTACAAGGTATTACTGAGCTTGCTGATTTGTTAGGAAAACCACAATTTTTTCAAAATTGGTTAGCCAGAAGAGCAGCAGCTACTGTCAATCCATTCAGTGCGCTTGGTAGATCAGTAAAAAGAAACGTAACCTCTGATAAAGAGATATTAGATAAAAAAACAAGAGCAGGTGATGATAATTTTGTATGGTTAAGAAAGTTCTATAACGAATTAGCAACAACAATACCTGGATATAGTGGTGGTCTTAGGCCAATGAGAAACTTTATTACAGGTTCTATCATCGAATATCCAGTTGGTTTCGGTCCTGACAATATGAGTGTTCTTAATCCAATCAAAGAAACAAATAGTATTAATAACAATGTTTTAACAACACTTGATGATATTGGTGCAAGGATAACTCAACCGTCAGATGAACTTAGTCTTGGTAGATTACCCAGTGGTCAAGCTATCGGTAGTGGTATAGAACTTACTTATGATGAGCATCTTGACCTTATAGAAGAAACTGCTTTTGTAAAAATTAATGGTCAGACTATGGTCAGAGATTTACATAACAGAATCCAACAAAAAGATTTTCAAGCACTTATGAAAAGTGTACGAGGTGAATTGATAGAACAGAACAATATGGATATAGAAGTACAGGCACAACAAGCTAATAGAGATCTGGCAGAAGATATTTTAAGAGATATAGTAAATAAATACAAAAAAGCAGGTAAACAAATATGGTTAAGTAAAAATCCAGAACGCAAAAAAGAATATCTACAACTTCAAGCTACAATTAGACAAGAAGCTAACAATGACATCCTTGAAGGGTTTCAACAACTTAACTAACTATGGCTATTAATACAGTTCCGTCAAAGCAAACTCATACAGCAGCTAATAATGCCAGTGGTAATACTTCTGGTCCTTATGCCATATCTTTTGATTATCTTTTAGAAGCTGATGTACAAGTTAGTGTTAATGGTGTATTAAAAACTAGAACAACACATTATACATTTCCTAGTAAAACACAGATATTATTTACTACTGATAACTTTCCTACGATTGGACAGACTATAGAAATAAAAAGAAATACTGATATAACAACACCTAAAGTAGATTTTCAGGATGGTTCTGTATTAACTGAATCTGATTTAGATAACAACAGCAAGCATATCTTATTTGGTATGCAGGAAACAAAAGAAGATGTAGAAGGTCTTGTCAGTACCTTTGTTGGTGCTACTGCTCCTACTGATGTATTAAATGGTGCGAGATGGTTTGATACAGTCTCTGGTCGTACCTTTGTTTATTATGTTGATACTGATTCTGCACAGTGGATAGAAGCCAACCCACCCTTTGCTGCTGGTGATCTAGCCAATGTAAATATATCAAATCTTACTAATAATAATATTGCTAGTAATGCTGCAATAGCACAGTCGAAATTAAACTTATCTATAACTGACTCTGAAGTTAATGCTAATGCTGCGATAGCACAGTCAAAGTTAAATATCACTTCGTTAGATGCTTCTAAAATATCTTATACAAGCAGTGGTACAGGTGGTACAGCTAGGACATTAGCTACAAAATTAGGTGATGTCTTTAATGTAAAAGATTATGGTGCTACAGGTGATGGTTCAACTGATGATAGAAATGCCATACAAAATGCTATAAATGCAGTTCCTTCCACTGGTGGAACAGTAGTATTCCCTGCTGGTACATATAAATTAGGAAGTGCTTTAACTATTGGTGCAACACAAAATGCCATCATCCTACAAGGTTTAGCTGGTATGACAATAGGTAGTGATAATTATGGAGTGAAATTATTAAGACAAGATGGTGATACAGACCCTTTTATAAGTATTACTCAAGCAAGATCAATACAAATAAGAAACATTGCTTTTATTGGTGGTACATATAACAACACTAATACAGGTGGAGCAGGTGTAAAACCTTCTAATGGTGCTATTCATGTAATAGCTAATCCTGGTTGTCAAGAACACATATACGATAATCTTTCATTTCATGGAATTACTAATTGTTTAAATTTTGATGGTTTAAGTTCAACTATTATAAGAAACTGTAAATTTAGACAAATCCCAGACGGAACAACAGGTAACGCTGTAATTAAATTACATGGCAGTTCTTCTACTGACCGTATGGATCAGATTAGAATTGTTGATTGCATTATTGATGGAAGTCCAGCACCAGGTATAGGTCCTTTTGGAGATCAGTCTCTTACTGCTAACACAAATCCAACAGGTCCACAAGAACATTGGCGGTCTAGCTACGCTGATTATAGTGTTGGTGAAAAAGTAAAAAATGATGGAGATAGAGCTTACGAGCTAACTGCTACTGGAACTACTGCTTCAAGTGGTGGGCCTACAGGAACAGAAAATAGTATTACAGATGGAACAGCTACTTGGAAATTTATAGGTAATACTATTAACAGAACTGTAAGAGGTATCGTTATAGATTCTGAAGTTACGACTGTTTTCATTTCAAGAACATCAGTAATTAGATGTAGAGATTGCTATTTTATTAACGGAACTTGGAATGGTAACTTTATTAACTTTGAAAATGCTGAAGCAGAAAGAGCTTTATTTGACGGATATAGCATAAATGGTACAGGTAATTTTATAACTATGGCTAATTGTTTTTCTAGTACCTGTCATAACAATGGTATAAATATAGGTACAGCACAAGATTCATCAATAGAAATATCTAATCCAAATATAAGAGATAATTATTATCATGGTATTCAAATAAATTCTCCAACAGAAAACGTTACTATAGTAAACCCTACTATTGGTGGTAATAGTAAAGGTAATCCAAACACCTATCATGGAGTTGATATCGCATCTTCATCTAATCATGTATATATAGGTGGTGGTAAGATTGGTGGTCAGACTGAAGATTTAGGTGGTAACGGTCCTCAAGGTTACGGTATTAATATAAATGGTGCAAGTCATAATCATATTAGAATAATTGGTGTTGACGTATCAGGTAATTATTATAGTCAACTTAACAACTCAAATCCTGTTGGCATTTCTTGGCAAACAAGTGGTGCTAATGTACAAGCAGCTAGTGAAAACTTTATTCAGTTTTGTGCTGGCTATTCAACTGGTCAAACTACATTTCCGTAAAATATTATGGCTCTTGACTTTCCCTCTAGTCCATCTGCGACAGACGTACATAATGCTGCAAATGGACTGCAATATGTCTTTGATGGTGTTAAATGGATCTCACAAGGAAGATATGATACAGGTGCTATAAACGCAGAGAAACTAGATAATATTTCTAGTAATTTCAATGGTGTATTAACTACATTTAATTTAAAAGTTAATAACATTACTGTTAAACCAGCCAGTGCTGAATCTCTACATATCGTATTAGCAGGTCATCTACAAGAACCTTCTACTGCTTATACGATAAATTCTGTAAACGGTACGATAACTTTTGCTACTGCTCCTAGCAATGGCACTGCTTTCTTTGGTGTTGTCTTATCAAGATTACCAATAGCAGATACAACTGGTACAAGCACTATTACAAATGCAAATGTAGCTGCTAACGCTGCTATAGATGGTACAAAAATTAATCCTGACTTTGGTAGTCAAACAATTACAGGAGTAACTACAACTCAAAGTGCAACTGATAATACATCAAAATTAGCTTCTACTGCTTTTGTACAAACTGCTGTATCAAACCTAGTTGATAGTAGTCCTGACGCATTAAATACATTAAATGAATTAGCTGCTGCTTTAGGTGATGATGCTGATTTTTCTACAACTATCACCACTGCCTTGGCAGCTAAAGCACCCCTAGCTAGTCCTACATTTACTGGTACTGTCTCTGGTATTTCATATAACGATTTAGACGATCTTCCCTCTGGTTCTAATCTAACAACAGAACAGGTACAGGATATTGTAGGAGCTATGGTCACTGGTAATACTGAAACAGGTATATCAGTTACTTATGATGATGCTGGTGATGGTACGGGTAAATTAAATTTTGAAACTACAAGTTCTGCTGCAACAAGTCAAACTTTTAACGATAACGTAAAAGCTATATTTGGTACAAGTAATGATGGATTAGAGATATACCATGATGGCAATAATTCAATAATTGATGACACAGGTACAGGTGATCTTTTACTGTTTGGTTCATCTA